AAACTTTGCTTGATCGCACATATCCATGCGTTTTACATCTCTTGCTTTGTCATATCTGGCAGCTTGCCGCTGGAGATATTCTTTTCGTGCTTTGATTTTTTCTATTAGTTTAGTTTCGTCTATCATTTCCCCACCTCGCGAATCGCATTTATAGCAAAATCAAGTGCGCAGCAGATTCGATAATGTTCAAAGTCATAGCTAGTCGCTCCCCTGTCCCAGTCTGGCAAGTTGTAAGGAAAATAACCTCTTGGCAGACTGTCTAATATTGCAATTGCTTCTTCTGCCGACATATTGTCTCTGATTTCATCGAAATCTTGCTGTTCATACTCGCAAACTGTATATGTTCTCATTCCTCTACCTCCAGTTTTAATAGATCTTCTATGCTCCATGCCTTACCTGATTTCCATGTAATGAATGGATAGAAACTACAATCAAGCTGTCTCCAATTTAAACCCGACCACATGAGTTTACTTCTTCTAGGTAGAGCATCGTAAACAAACAAGTTTCCATTTTTATCTCTTGCAATATAACCTTTTTGCAATATCTCACAGAAGCCTCTTTCTGCTTTAGTTAGTTTCGAGGCTGGTTCTTGGTATTCAGAATATAACCACTGGAATATTGCCTTTTGGTTGCAATATCTCCCTTCGTGTAATAAACATTCCGAGCATACACTATTGCTACATTTTTCTGGCGCGTTTCTTCTTTTATTTATCGCAATAGCTTGGGTTCTACTTATTCCCAATATTTCATCCTTATACTTTTCAAAATTAGTCATTTTGGCTCCTTTCATCCATGCTATTCGGCTATTTTTAATTGCTCATTTTCAAAAGATAGCATTTGTTTTTTTGCGTTGTTGTAAAAATTCCTATCAATTTCAAACCCGTATGAAGACCTACCAGTTTTTCATCTGAACCGCCTCCAGTCTTTTATTTCTTCAAATACTTCTTTTGCTTCTGTCTTTATTCCGGCCGTCAGCGTCTCAATGATTGACGGCGTTTCTTCTTCCGGCCAGATCGCCACTCCGTCCACTGTGACTATCCCACATTTTCGATTTTTGGCCAGATATGTAACATTCGGGGCCTTTCGGCTGTCTACTGCCACACCGTGAAAATGTGACAACAGGCAGCTCATTTCTTTTTTAGCGTTAAAATATATCCTTTCCATCGTCTATCTCCTTGTTTGCAGCAACACATTCGCGGTATATTCTTATCCAGTCCTCTAATGGCTGGATCACCACCCATTCGCAGTTATTCCGCCGGTGTGCCACTATCGGCATTTCCCCGGGCCGGGCGTCACCTTTTGCCTGGGAAAGGGCGTCGTATAGGCTCAATCGCTCGGTGCGCTTGACCTCAATATGTACTCCCGGCAGGCCTATCACATCGGCGTCTCCGCTTACGCCGCAGTATTGCTGCCCACGCCGGGCGTCATATCCGTACTCTCTAAGTTTGCGGGCAAGTTCGCGCTCGCCATTACGCCCTTTCCTATTGCTGTTTATTTTTTTTGTATTCGTCATAATACATAAACCTCTTTTTTCTAAAATGTTTTCTCTCGCCCTTACAAACTCTTGTTATTTGACACGCCCTATTTCCTCCGTATGCCTTGGCGCACTCCGTAATAGTTTCATATACTTTTTCATCATCAAAACATATAACGGCTTTTCCCCATATAGCTTTTTCAAGGCCTGTCCTGTATGCATGCTTCATGTTTTCGGATTGTGTGCAATATTCTAGGTTGCTTAAACGATTATCTGTTTTTACGCCATTTTTATGGTTTACTTGCATTTCGGGAGAATCTCCCCAAAACGCGCCAGCTATTAGTCTGTGAACCCTTTTAGTTCTTTGTATATTATTTTTGCTAAGCGAAACATATAAATATCCATTTCGGCTGTTTAGATGCTGTTTTAGCACTTTCCCTTTCGTTGTGTTTCTTGGAAGACTTCTAATGTTTCCATTTGAGCTAGCTTCATAAAAGCCCTCATATCCTACTACAGGCCTCCATTCCTCACCGCGTTTGCCCTTTTCTCTTGACATTCTCCCCATTAGTCTCTCCTTGTAAAATCCGGCAACCCGTTCCGTCTTCGCCGCCTCTTTGGCTTGAACTTACTGCAATCATCGCCCGCCGGCTCGCCCCGAGGTTTTCCCTCTTTCAGTATGTATAAGCAACATAATTCTTCGTGTAAGGAAATGAACCCTTGTAACTGCCGGCTATATTTGCAATTTCTGCATTTTGAATTTTTATCCATCGTGATCACCTAAAACGGTATATCCTCATCTATGGCTGCAAATCCCTGAGGCGTGTTCTGTTGCGCCGGTTCGTTCTTTTCTGGCCATTCCAGAAATTCTATTCGCTCAGCTATTACATCGGTTGTATAGACTGTATGACCGTCTTTGTTTTTATAGCTGCCGGTCTGCAATCTGCCCTGTATGCCTATTCTCAGACCCTTGCGGGTATATCTTTCGCAGTTTTCGGCCAGTTTGCCGAACACCGTTACCCGTGGGAAATCCGCTTGTTTCTCTTTGTCTTTTACAGGCCTGTCCACTGCTACGGTGAATGTGGCAACGGCCATCTGGCCGGCTGTATATCTAACCTCTATGTCCTGGGCCACTCGCCCTATCAAAATTACACTATTCATCTGTTCCTCCTATCATTTTCAGATTGTTTGTTATTTCTGCGATGTTTTGCAGTAATCCTACTGGCAGGGCGGCTGTCTCTTTTTTCTGCTGCTGTATCTGTTCGTAAATTATCCGGAAATTTGCCCTATCTGCAACCGGATTTTCACTCATACACAGCTCTTTCCAGCCCAGCCGCTTAACGCACGCCCTCGTGAGCTCGTCCATGCTTTTTAGTGCTCTTTCCTCTGACCATTGCCCATATGCTCCTATGGCACGCATTACCTGGTTCCATCCGGTTGCCCAATCATTTACCAGGTTCCGGTCCATCAGCAGGGCGGCCTGTTCTCGTATCTCTGCGATTGACGGCGGAAATTTGTTTGTTAGCGCGTATCTCTGAATAGCGACATTTGCCAGATCACAGGGCAAGTCTTTTAGCAGCCGATACCAGACCTTTATGCTGTCGCCGTCTGGTAGGAATCTTTCGGACGGCCATATGGACTTCATGCCCTTTACCAATACCTTGAAATCATCAAAGCTCATCTATCCAGTCCAGCCTCCTCTCTGTGCCCTGTGCTTTTCTGTCCTCATCCTTTTTCGCCCATGTAAGGATGGTTGCGTAATGGCTCTTGTATCGTTTCCCTTTGCTTTTCATGTACTCCGATAGCCGTTCAATTCTGTCCTGCCAGTCATATGGGAATCGCTCTTTTAGCTTTTCCAGTTCTTCCTCTGTGATCAGAACATTTTCAAATTCGCCGAGCGCAGGGCGTATATATATATTCTTTTCTTTCTTTACATTCTTAACATTCTTAACATTCTTTACATTCTTAAGATGTGGTTGATTGTTGGTTATTTGTTGGTTATTTGTTGGTTGATTGTTGGTTACTTGTTGGTTGCTTTCTTTTTCATCACCTTGGTAAAACCCCCAGTTTTCAACAGTTACAATAGAAAACTTGTTGGTTGAAAAAATTGAAATTTCTCCGGTGCTTTCTAACTTTTTTAACGCCGTCCTTACTTGCTGTTCTGAAAAACCCAATTCTCCAGCCATCTTTTTTCGCCCTATAATGGCCTGTCCCGGTTGAATGTCATAGCCGCGATATTGGCCTGGCTTATATGCTGCGACCATGAGAATGTGTAGAAAAACATCTTTGACCACGAAGTCAGAGTACCAGCCCCATTCAATCATCTTCCTATGTAACTTCACAAATCCATTAAGGGCTGTCATCTATCACTCACTCCCCATTGTTGTTTTAACCGTTCGATTTCCTCCGGCGTGGCAGTCTCTATGCCTTGTTCTTTGCACTCATGCACGACCTCATCTATCAGTCGGGACATTTCTTCTGTGTTATATACGGATGTCCCGTAAAAGCATTTGATGTTGTGATAGCCTTTGATGTTTCGGCACTCTCCCAGATCGTCGCAGACCCATCCGATACCTTTGCTTTCCCATATCTGCTGCCAGCGATCTATTACATCTTGTCTTATCGGCATGATCTCGAACACTCCATTGTTACGGACGAAGTCTCTATATATCTCATTGTCCGGCTTCCGCAGCTTATCGCCCAGTTTCCCGATCAGGACCCACATATACGCGTTGGCGTCCAGTGACCGCTTGCGGCTCTTTTTCTTTATCTCAATGGTGTAATCTGCCTCAAAGTCTATGGTGCCTATGCGGTCTATCATCTCATATATCTTGCGGACCTGGCCGTGCTTGACTGGAATAACGATGTTGTCACAAACATAGTGCAGATCGATTCTCGGCTTATCCGCTAAAATCATCTTTCCTCACCGTCCAATCGTATTTATCATAGACCAGCTTTTTTTCGTCCCAGTTTTTATAATGGGCCCGAAGATAATCCCTGATCATCTGGCCGTACTCATCACGCTTTTCGCCGTTGTCATAATCGTGATGACAGTACCCGCAAAGGGTTACAATGTTCTGTTCTATTCCCAGACCGCCTTGTGATCGTGGTATGTAATGGGCGTTAGGCCAGGCTCTGGGGTTGCCGCATAATATGCAGCACTGCCCATCACGCTCCCAGACCTTTCTCTTTACTCTCGGCGATATATCACACGCTTTGTTCATCTTGCTCATTTTCTTTTGGCAGGGTGACTTTTACATATCCTGCCCGTCCTTTCTTGATTTTTTCTGTCTGGTATCTAGCGTAAATTTCAGGGTTCTCTGCGGCGAATGTGTCCGTATCAAACTCTGTCACCACTTTGTCTTTTCCATCTGCCACAAGGGTAATTTTTACGCCCTCTGGGGTCTGCCAGCTTTTGATGTTGTTTCGCTCCATCGCGCTTTTTAGGTCGGCCATTTCCTTTTTTCGCAGCTCCTCGAGCTGTTTATATACTTTTAACCGCTGTTCAAGGGCGATTATGGACCGGGCAAGCTGCTGGATTTCGCCGGGCTGTAGATCTTCCTCTGTCAATTCCGGATTCTCTTTCAGCCTGTCCCAGTCCTCACAGAAATGCTCTATCGCCGGTTGTATCTCTGTCTGATATAGGTTGTCGATATATTCCCGATCGACCTCATAAATATGTAACATGTCTGGGTCAAAGTAATCGTCAAAGTTATCTGGCCGTTCATACACCGCTAAAGTGCCCATATTTGCGTTAAACATCTCAACACCGAGCGCCATCTGTACAAGATACATCTTGTAATCATCAACTGACTCATAGATGTGAGAGGTCGTTTTAACTTCTAAAATGAAACCGTTCGGGTCGTAACCGTCCGCATGGTATCTCAATCTGCCGTTGATACGCTTATCTTCTTGGAAGTTATAGCCATACCAGACATTTATATGATTCCGGATTTTTTCCTCCATTACATTGCCGTACTCGGTGTATTCGTTGCCCGCAAAGTCATTTTCTACTATGCCAGCTTTTTCCTGTAGAAGCTGCCACCGGGTCTTGAACGGCGACAGGCCCATGATAACAGGGATGTCACTGCCGCCTATGTACTTGTCTCTGTCCTTTGTTACATCCTGCATTTTAGCCCTCCAATTCCTTTAAGACCTCTGCAAAGCGTTCTTCGGTGGTTGAAGCGTTCAGCCCGTAGTCTTTGGCTAACTCTGTAAATGGAATGTTCCTGCGCTTTGCAAATTCAATGACCTTTTCACGATATGTGGGCTCTTTTTTTGCTGTGGCCTTTGCCTGGCTCGTTTTCTGCACATACTCGTTTGTATCGGCGTCTTTTGTATCATCTATACAGAACAGACCATTTAACGCATACTTGCGGGCGTATGAGCTGGCCACGCCGGTAAGTTGACTGCCATCGAGTTTCTTCTTTTCTTCAACTTCTCTGGCAAAGGCTGATACAGAAATAGAATCTTTTTCGTCTTTTAATGTTGCCGTTGCTTTTACATAAATGCGTTCACCTACTTCTGTTATTTCATCGCTTAATAGAAGAACAGAATTTGTCTCTTTCAAAAGCGGTTTCACGGCCTCTAAAATGTCTTCACAACTTCTATATCTGTATTCACCAAAAGAGTTATATTGATTTTTCGGAGCCTTTAATTCTATTTGTATTTTTAACAGCTTATCAATCATCTTTCTATCTCCCATATAAATCATCTAAAAATGTTTTTAGCTCTTCTTTTGCTTTCCATTCTCTACCAGTTCCGTATATTTCCATGAACGCATGAACGGCGTCCACTGCTGCGTATGTCAGATACTTTTTGCAGTCATCGCAGAAATCATCATTGGCATTTTTCCAGTGTCCACACTGGCATATGTCAGCTTTGTCAATATTTGTGCTCCCGCAATGGCTGCACTGCGTCCATGTTTCATCTTCTGACATATCTATCACTTCCAGATCGCTGTCAGGGTATGCTTCCATACAGTCGTTACACCAGTACATCTTCTACCTCCATCTGTCCGGACATTTCAATGTTGATCTCCATTGCTATGGCCGTTTTCAAACATTCCTGCCCTCTGGCTCTGTACTCTGCAATAGTCTGCCTTATCTCAGCCTCTGAACCTATCCAGTACCCGCCGCCCGATGAGGAGGAACATATCGGAAAGCCGTCTTTTCTCATGCGGGCTATTAAATCCCGAACCTCTCTATCGCTTAGGCTCATTCGTTGCGCCAGTTCCTGACGGCTTTTTTTGCCCTCGATCAGTATTGACAGTAATCGAAGTTGTGGGTTATAATTTGATTGTTGATTTATTTGTTCTGCCGCTTGGCCTTGTGCCACGGCAGGCATTTTTTTATTGGTCATTTTCTATCATCTCCCTTAACATCATTACGCTTTCTGCGTATTCGGTTCGTATCCCTATTGTTTTGTTATAATCCGCTGTGCCAGCCCCGGCGTTGTATGCTGTCACTGCCCATTCTGTCCCTTTGTTCTCACTTATCAGCTTGGCCAGCAGGTCAATCCCTACGGTAACATTCTGATATGGGTCTAACAGATCGGTCACGCCCAGCTTGTCCATGCGGCTCTGGTGCCATCTCGGCTGTATCTGCATTAGTCCGAGGCTATTTCCGTTGTCTCCCACGGCGTCCGGACGGTAGTTTGATTCCTGGCCGATGATCGCCAGTACCAGAGGCATATCTACACCGTACTCATCACATAACTGGCGGATGTGTTCCTGCAGATCAGCGGATAGCGGCACATCATACAATGGGGCCTGTTCTGTTATATCGACCGGCTCGGCCTCTGGCAGTTTGATTTCTGCCTGCGCCTCTTGCGGTGCCGGGAACGCCAGCCACACCAGGACGGCCGCTCCTACGAACACGAACCAAAACTTTTTTATAGCCCATAACAGGCTTCCCTCACGGATTCTGTACTTTTTCATATCCGGCACCCCCAGACTGCGTTTGTTACCTCATCAACCGAGTACCATAACTTACGATCTGCAAGTTTGAACTTTGTTAGGTCATTTATCAGCGGACGGACGGTGTTCTCACTTACACTCATAGCCTCACAGATTTCTGATAGTGTTATCAGCACTCGCCGGCCATTCAGCGAAAGAGAGTTTTTCAGTTCTGATTTTGTTATGTAAATTCTCATTGTCACACCTCAATAGTTAACGGCTTCGCTTCGTGTTATGAAAAAATGGATTCCAGTCGAACATTCATTCCATCTGTCTTCGTCAAAATCATCAACGATTACAGTCTTGCCCACTTCGTAAAGGAAATCATTATCATAGCTGCTAGTTGCCTGTTGAAATTCAGCTACACCATTCAGACCTGTTATTGACAAGACTTTTGCTTTACTACATCTACATTTTCTATTGGTAGCTGAACTTCGTTTGGCCTCAGTCGGAATTTCTAACTCAACTATTACAGGCGTATTATTCCAATACGCTTTTTTAAAACCTGTGAAGGAACCTTTTTCTGGACAGCAAATCGGGCATATATAATCAGGTATGTTGTTTGCTTCCTGGAGGTTTGCTCCCCAGAGGTCTGCTCCCCAGAGGTTTGCTCCCTGGAGGTCTGCTCCCCGGAGGTTTGCTTCCCGGAGGTTTGCTTCCCGGAGGCTTGCTCCCTGGAGGTCTGCTCCCCAGAGGTTTGCTCCCTGGAGGTCCGCTTCCCGGAGGTCTGCTTCCCGGAGGTCTGCTCTCCAGAGGTTTGCTCCCCAGAGGTTTGCTCCCCAGAGGTTTGCTCCCCAGAGGTCTGCTCCCCAGAGGTTTGCTCCCTGGAGGTCTGCTCCCCGGAGGTTTGCTCGCTCTCCATCAGGCTCATCATTTAGCCACTTCTTATGCTTTTCTAAAACCTCGTTTAATTGTTCTTTTGTCATCTTTTCTCCTTTTCTACTCCTCTAAGAAATACTCAATGGGTACGCCGAAGTAGTCGGCGATTTCTTTCATCAAGCACATTTGGGATTAAATTCCCGCACTCTATCCGTGCTATCATACTCCTGCTGTACCCGGTTCCCTCCGCAAGCTTCTCCTGCGTTATTCCATTTTGCTTTCGTATTTTCTTTACATTTTCCGCAATACTCACTTTTTCAACTCCTGACTGATAAATGTTATATTGCGAAGCTGTCAATGGCAGGTTCGCAATTTTCTGTTTACAGAATAACAGAAAAATTTTTTTGCTTATTTATCTACTATTTGTAGAGTAGCAAGGTAAAAAAATATAGTCCTGTGGTATGTTGTAAATTTTCGAAAGCATATCCATCTCTGGTATCCCGGGAATAATTTTACCTTTTTCCCAGTTTATTATAGTCTGCTTAGAAACGCCCATTTTTTTAGCCACATTTTCTTGTGTGTATCCTGCATTTACCCTTGCCGCTGCTAATGTGATTTGTATCTTATCCAAGTTTTCACCTCCCATTTGCTTCTCCCCGTCAAGCCGATAGGACAGCTCGTTCTTGATGATATAAGTATAACTCTACTTTTTGTAGATGTCAATACTTTTTGTAAATTTTTTTTGCTTTTTGTCTTGTTTTTTTCTACAATTTGTAATATACTTCTTTGCAAGGAGGTGCCCCTATGAACGATGACCAATTCAAGCGTATTTTTTCAAAAAATTTAAATAAATATATGCAATTAAATAGAAAGAATCAAATCGATATAATAAATGATTTGGGTTTTAACAAATCTGCTGTGTCCACATGGTGTAATGGCACGAGACTTCCAAGAATGGACAAAGTGGATGCATTAGCACGATATTTTCACATTAACCGTTCAGATTTAATCGAAGAACATAACGATCAGCCCGCCCCCAAGCCTAACCGCATTCCAGTCCTTGGCTCTGTGCCGGCTGGCGTACCAATCGAAGCAATAGAGGACATTGTCGACTGGGAAGACATCCCTATGGACTGGCTCAGAGGCGGACAAGAATACTTCGGGCTAAAGGTCAAAGGCGACTCAATGTATCCCAAGTATTTAGAAAATGATACTGTAATAGTAAGAAAGCAAGACGACTGCGAAAGCGGACAAGACTGCGTTGTTTATGTAAACGGGTATGACGCTACCCTAAAAAAGGTAGTCAAAAAACCAGATTGTATTATATTGCAGCCTCTTAATCCTGTATATGACCCTAAAATATATGATTATAACGACGAAGAAAATCCTGTTATTATTGCCGGCGTAGTGGTAGAAATCCGCAGAAGCGTATAATGAAACTGATCATTACCCCCCCCCAGGGTTTTGATATAAAATTACATTAATTGGAGGAAAACAAAATGAAAAAACCTATTTACAAGCGTTGGTGGTTCTGGGTAATCATTGTAGTATTGGTTATAGGCATAGGCGGGGCTGCTTCATCAGGTGATGATTCAGAGCAAAAACCAAATAATGCTACTACACAAACAGAAGAACCAACGAATGAACCAGCAGAAGAGGAAGCAGATATTCCTAAAGAATATGAATCAGCCTTAAAAAAAGCCGAAACATATTCAGAGTTAATGCATATGTCGAAGCAGGGAATATATGATCAACTGGTTTCTGAATATGGAGAACAATTCTCAGAAGAAGCTGCCCAATATGCTATGGATAATCTTGATGCTGATTATAAACAAAATGCTTTGGAAAAAGCTAAAATTTATCAAGATGAAATGAGTATGTCACCAGAGGCAATAAGAGACCAGTTAACATCAGAATATGGCGAACAATTCACACAAGAAGAAGCAGACTATGCTATCGAACATTTAAATGACTAATTTAATATAACTAATTCATATATTCCAACTAATAGCGCATATTTTGAAGGGCATAGAATTTGCGCTTTCAGAAGCGTGAACAAAAAATAGAAAAACCCCCGGTGCGACTACCACATGTCTCTGCATGCTGGTTATAAAACCCTCGCATTATCCGGCGGCGTTTTTCTACTGTTATCCTATCAAATTCATCAAAAAAAGTCAACAAATATATAATAAAAAAGCCCCCATTTCTGAGGGCCGGGCTGCATGGTGCAACCAGATTAGCACTCATATTGTACCATGCCAGCCCTGACAAGTCAAGAATCAGGGTATTTTTGCGCCCAAAAATAGGAGGTACAGTATGGGTAAACGCTATAAGTTTATAAAAACATTTTCCTATGACGGAAAAAGATACTATATCCGTGGGAACACGGAGCGGGAAGTATTTGAAAAAATGGCGCTGAAAAAGCGTGATTTGGAAGAAGGCAAGACGGTTATAAGCTCAAGTATGACCGTGGAGACATGGGCATATAGAGCTGTAGAGTCATACAAAACCCGGCAGAAAGAGATCACATACAAGACATATATAAGCCGTATGCGCCACTGCATTTTAGAAGAGATAGGTACAATGCCGTTAAAGTCTGTTAAACCTATCCACTGCCAGGAGGTTTTGAACCTACAGGCAGGCAAAAGCAAGGCCCAGATTGCCGAGGTGTACCAAACCCTGAAGTTTATTTTCGGGAAGGCGCAAGAAAACGGCCTGATTGCCACCAATCCGGCGGAACATATCGTCAAACCTATCGGCACTAAAACTTACCGACGGGCAATTACTGAGAATGAGCGTAAACACCTGCTGAAAGCGGCAGAAACAGATCCCCGGTTTACGCTTTTTCTGTTAATGCTATACTGCGGGTGCCGGCCATCTGAGGCCATCGAGGCACAGGGGCGGGACATAACAGAAATAGACGGCTATCATGTATTGCATATCAGGGGCACTAAAACAGCCAACGCAGACCGATTTGTGCCCATTCCTGATGATTTATACCAAGTCATTAAAAAAACGCCTAAATTCGATTATATAAGCTCCAATGAGGCACGCAACAAACACACCCAGAAAAGCTATCAAAGATTGTGCAAACATTTACGCCGTGAAATGAACATATCAATGGGCTGCAAGATATACCGCAACCAGCTTATACCGCCCTACCCTTTGGCAGATGATTTTGTACCGTACAACCTCCGGCACACCTACTGTACCGATCTGCAAAAGCAGGGCATTGACATACGGACGGCCCAGTATCTCATGGGCCACTCAGATATAAAGATGACAGCAAACATCTATACTCATGCAGATAACTCCACCATCGTTGACGCCGCAAAAATCATATCAGGGTGCAACAGTGGGTGCAACACCAAAATGACCGAAAATGCGCTAAAATGACTTTTTACCATCCGTTGTTAATCAAGAAATCGCAAAACAAAAACCGCTGAAACTGTTGAAATCACAGTATTTTCAGCGGCTTTTTATATGGTGGACCCGAAGGGATTCGAACCCTCGGTCTCTGCGTTGCGAACGCAGCGCTTTCCCAGCTAAGCTACGAGCCCATATAACGCTGATCACGACAATAATTTTACTCCAATTTGATCCGGCGGTCAATATCATATTTGCGGCCGGAGACATGCCGGGTGTAGGCTGGAGACATGCCATCTATCTCGTGCGGTGAAATGCGATCTTTTCCGGGCGATTGGCTTTTTTTACTGATGACCGGGGAAAAGCCAACATTTATCCGGAAAATATGCCGCCATGATCTAATGATCTGTCCGATGTTGGCTTTTTATATGCAGATAAAGATTTTAGACAACGGTTTCTCAAAAAACCGTTACCTTTTTTCTGTTAGCCTTGCCAAAAAGCCAACATCACCGTTTCAATCGACAAACTTCGACATCAATCGACCCTTATTGTTGGCTTTTTCCGCTGCAAAGAAAAATCCAGCCAACCGGAGCCAAGCCTCATCGGGTATCGCCCCCGCCGCGATAGCTTTCTGGATTTGGTCAGTTGGTCTGTGCAGAACGAGCGAGATCGACAGGATCGCATAA